AAAGCGCCATAAAGAGCGCTGAGAGCCTTTTAAAGGACTGCCCGGACCTAAAGGACCTGGCAAAAGAAACCATCGTGGAGATGATATTTCAGTTGGGAAAAACCGGTGTTTCCAAGTTCCATAATATGTGGAAGGCTTTAAAACAGAGTCCACCACAATATGATGTGGCGGCGACAGAAATGCTGGATTCCAGGTGGGCAAAACAAACACCTAACAGGGCAAAGGAGATGAGCGATCACATGCGGAGCCTTGCATGACGCTAGAGAAGCTTGAGAAAGAACTAAAGAAGCTAAAGGAGAGAATCAAGAAGATTGAGAAGATCATTAAGGAGGAACAAAGAGATTATATCCTCGATAAGTGGGAAGGAACGGACTGATGGAATTTATGATACTAACATCCCTCGTCTTGATTATTACACTGCTTGGCTTTATTGCCTTTATGATCTTTATCATAGGGCATAATCTGGATAAGAAATAATGCCGTGGAATCCGGAGCGTTATATGAAAACTAAAGAGGTTATGAAAATTTTGGAGGAGAACAAGATCACCAACGTGGGAAAAAACAGACCCTACGGAGATTTCCGTGATGATATTGTTGAAGAGGATTGGTGGGAAAGACATAAACGATATATTGAGCATCGTAAGGAGTTTCCTTATTATCCGGATAAAAATGAAACCTAAAGTAATCCACACGAGGACATTTTCCTGCGCCGACGATCATCCGATTGTCTACTATACTTTTGATGACAATAACAAGGCGATGTGTGAGTACTGTTCTACTCAATTTGTCTATGAGCCGAAAGAAAGGACCTACTCCGAAGAGATGCAGGACGAGATTGAACCTATTGATGATTCTTATGTAAATAAAATTTTAAAAGGCAGTGGGTAATGACAAAGAGACAAGCTAAACTTTTAGAATTCATAAAGGAATATTACAAAAAGAATGGCTACTCGCCGTCTTATGATGAAATGAGAGAGCCTATGGGACTGGCTTCCAAGTCCATGGTCCATAGTTTTATCTCCTCGCTGGAGAAACATGGCAAGATTAAGAGGGTAAGACACTCAGCAAGGTCGGTTGAACCACTTTAATAGATCCCAGAAATAAAAGATGTTGATCCCATGTCCGTTTTAGGTATATAACGGAAAGTTCACCCCAAAACACAAAAAGGAGATTATGATGACCGAAAGGGATATGGAAAAAATGCTTTGCTACCTGGCAGACAGGGTAGAACGACTAGAGAAAGAACGCTGTAAATGTAACGACGGCAATGATGCAAAAACATTAGAAGATATGGCGAAAAAGCCTCCCGAGAGTCTTTATAATCAGAAATTTGTAACAAATTACGACGAGGACGAGGAATGCATTTCTTGCTCGGCCTAATAGAAAAATATAGCGGTCAGCTCAATGCGTGGGCGTGGAGAAAACGATGGGATAAGAGACGTAAAAGATTATTTACGTCTAATCTTCATTCCTAATCGAATACGACGTCTATTTCTTCGTTTTTTTGACCCGACTTTTCGTCGGCCTTTGTGGTTCTTCCTCTTGAGGTCTGCTCGGCTCATCTATTTTTAGCTGTTTAAATATGTCATGCATGATCTGTTCATATGTATCATTGCGTGGTTTAAAATCATCTTGTATCAGTTTATGAAGAATAACGTATAAGATCGTTCTAGGATGGTCCAAGTCCATTCCCACCGATCCCATTCGTAACTTATCATCATCCCCCTTGTTGCGGTGAATGAGTTCTTCGGTGTATTCCCTTATTCTTCGGGAAACGTGCTCGCTCATCTCTCGCATGGCGACTTTGAAATTTCTCTTTTGCATGTTCCTCGTCTATTTGTACAAGGCTACGCCAATAATCGCGCTCCTTGAGGGTTAAATCATTCCAGTGATATGTCTTGAAATCAATGTCATACTTGTACCGGTAGTTTCGTGCTTTTTTATCATACTTTGTTCTTTCTGGATATTCCGGATGCTCATTATACATCTATCCCCTTAACTGGCTCTTTTGTGCTGAAGTGCACGTTGAATGCCATTGAACGTCTTTCCCCTTCACAACGGAAAGGATAAACTTGATGAGCCAACCAGCTTGGAAAGAGATAGAAATCTCCAACTTCTGGCTTGGCAATATAACTATGACGTGCAAAGTGGTTAGGAATTGATCCTAAGAATTCAAGGCATCCTGCTGTGGGATGATGATCCTCTTTCTCATATTCTGCTTTAAATCCAGGTGGTACTTTTAAAAAAGCCACGCCCGATAAATTGGCGTCATGAATATGTACAGGATTAAAGTCTCCTGCATACTGGCTTACTACCCATACGCGAAAGCTGACTTTTGCGTCTGTTGTCCATTCTGGCAGTACCTTTGTCAAGTACTGGTCGGACATTGTTACTAGAAATTCGGGAAATCCTGTTATCTTACTGGGATCAATGGCAATTTCTTTTTTAACATTGCCTGCCAGATTATGGCTCCAATCATACTTTTCACTTAGTTTTTTATCATAGAGAATGCGATCTGCTTCAGCATTGAGCAAGTTTACGTATGCCTGCGGCATCTTAACTTTTAAGATACTGGGGCCAAAAGGTTGATAAATATCATAATTTATCTCTTGATTAACCATCAAATCTCTCCGGGTTTTTCTTTAAGTCTTCTTGTATTTGGGATACTTCCCCTTGGTGTGAATTCCACAAGTCTTTTCCTTCCTTGACAAGAGCACTCCACTCAAAGGCTCCAAACACTTTTATTGTTCCGTCCGTATAGTACACGCGGACATATTCTTCGTTATTTTCAGTAAATTTTGTTACTGCACTAACTATCTTTACCATCTTTGGACGGGCTCTGTGGTTTAAAATGCGTTTTACGAAGAGAATTAATAGTATCTCGCAATCCGTTTTTCTTGATTATGATGTTCTTTAATTCCTCAATGTGATCAGCGTGATCGTGGTCCTTGCTCGTGATGTAAGTTGGATTATTTACTAGTAGTATTTCCTTGGCGTCCAGTTCCGAGAGCTCCCCCGACATTTTATTAACAACTGCGACATAAAGAGCCTGCTTAATGCTACTTTGAATTTGGTCTGTCATGATTTTGATCCTTTCCATTTGTTTGTTGTTCATGTTCTTTATCAATAAGATAACGAACAAATGCACCCATGGACATGTATTTTTCTTCTGCCATAGGTTTGGCTCGTTTATAAGAATCAATCTTGATTGCGATTGACTTAAACTTAGAAATATCTGTCATTCTTCTGTCTCCTTTTCATCAGTGCCCATATATATGGGATTTAAGAGAAATGTCAAGGATTAAATAGTAAAGGATAATCTTCTAGTAGGGAATTTACAACATCTTTTACTTTTCCGGTATATTTTGGATCGGTGGCATAGGAATCTAAAGATTCTATCACCGTGAAAATATCAACTTCTCCTGTAATGACTTGTTTCATGCGAATATTGCGGTACTCCTGGAAATATTCACTATTATTGAGAAGTTCAATGTAATCTCCAACGCTCTCGCATTTATTGTTGTAGACTTTCAATAATGTTTTACTGCGAAGAGATTTAATATGTGGCTCTGTTCTATCTGTTTGAATAATACCATAGAAATTATTCGCTTCTCTAGCAAATCTAGATTCGCCCCAGTTTGATTCAATGATCGCCTGGGCCACGCTGAGAACAACAATAGCTCTCTCAAATGGATTAATATCGGTGTTATATTTTATTGTGCATTCGGTAATACCCTGCACGAATTGATCATGGTCATCTTTCGCGTAATCAAAATCAAATCCACTTAGAATGGGATTACATAGTATTAGCAGTGTAGCGCAAAGCTCTTTAAGCATCAGTTCCTGTTTTATTTAATTCTTTCTTTTTTTCCAATTGAGTTTTAAATGCTTCCATTTCCATGCAATATGTCTCTATGTAGACAGTGTTTCCTCTTTTAATCTCATAGTCTGCTATCAAATTTTCAGCAATAATACGTCTTTCTTCGCATTCTTCCTTTTCCAAAAAACCGCCATAGCCTTTGTACGTTATTGCAGGCATATTAGGATATGACATTAAAGCCATCAAAAACCATATTTTTATCATCGTAATTCTCTTTATTTTTGGGAAAATGCCTCAATAGTTTAGCATAATTTGTTAGAAAAGATATATAATTATTCAATTTATTTCTCCCCATGA